CTTGTAGACTTTACTTACATTTGTAGAATAAATATCCCAAGTTTATGACCGAGACATACAACTATGCAGTTAAGCTGGAGCGACGATTAATCGAGGAGTTCAAACAGAAGTTTGAAGAAAAACTGGGTTATGTTCCCATTGTAGTAACCAAGATCTCAAGTCACGGAGGAACTGACTTGCCGATCATGAGCCTGGACCAACTGTCCAGGTATTTTGAACAGTTTCTTCCGGTGGCATTTGGAGATCCAATAAGCCTCAAGTCCCACTCCCGTAAAAGAGAGCTGGTAGAGCTGCGTAACATCTTTTGTGCCATAGCCCGCATGATGCGGTTTACCTGTGTCAGCATTGGAGATTACCTTGGCGGACGTGACCATACCACGGTGCTGCACAACGTATCCACCTTCAACAACCTGGTAGAAACCTCTGAGTCCTTCAGAGAGCGGTACTACCAAATTCTAAACCACATAAAAAAAAGCTATGAATCATCAGCTCTGGTTGAATTTGATCAAACACAATGTGAGCCCCAACTTGCTTTATTTCCTTGATTGCTGCCGCGGTAAGATCAAGCCCACAACTATTGTTAACCCAGATGCAGAGCGTACCATAGCCCATTCCAGAGGTTATCTTGACGACAATGGAGTACTCACCGCACAAGCCCTCGTGGTGTTGGAAGAGTTTGAAACTTTCCTGGTTAAGACCAAGAAAAAAGTAACAACAGAAGTCCTTGGAGACAACTTCTTGGACCATATTCACACTTATAGAATGCTGTTTCCACCAGGTACCTTACCTACAGGAGCAGTAGCCCGTTCCACCACACAGGAGATCAAGGACAAATTCGTATGGTTCTTTAAAAAGTACCCCGAGTTCACCTGGGATATCGTGCTGGAAGCTACCAACTATTACATGTACAAGAAGAACACACCTGAGCATAAGAAGTACATGATGAACGCTTCTGCTTTTATACAGAAAACGGACACTATTAGTAAGACTGTAAAGTCTACCCTGGCGGAATTCTGCCAGATGATCGCAGATGACCCAGACGTCATCTTCCGAGAACAATCATAACCCATTGACTATGTCATCAGTTGAAAAGGTAGTCAACAGACTACTGATCAGCCTGGTATTTACTGCCCTTAACTGGGTGGTAGTAGACTTTTTTATTGTAGATGTTTCCTTCTGGAGGTATCTAATTATAGAACTTTTCTTGGTTGTTTCCTTGAAGTTCTATACATTTACAACCCGTAAAATGAACCTGTAATGGAAGCTGTACAAGATCACGAAGTAAAAATTAGAGAGTTATTTAGCCAGCTAACAGCTGAAATCCCAGGAACTGTAGGGTTTCGGGCCATCAATGCAGAAGGTTTTAAAATGGCCATAGAGATAATGATGAATGAAGCTTTTTACTTGGGTCAGATGGATGCTGTAGAGGCTAGTGAGTCTGTGTTTTCACAAGTATTTTCTCACACATTATGAGTACTACACCACAGAACCCTTTTGGTGCTAAAGACTACTCTGAAGTCCTCATTGAGGGTCTCAAGTATATAGATGACCGCAGAACAGGCAGGGTAAAGTCTTTTAAGACTCCCTGGACCGGCCTGAATTATGCCGGTATTGGTGGTCTGGAATGGGGTTCTATGTTAACCATTGGAGCCAGACCAGGGTCAGGTAAGACCATGATAGTTTCCCAGATACTCAGGGAGTCACGTCTTCACAATCCGGACCAGGATTTTTCTATCCTGGAGTTCCAGTTTGAGATGGGTGACAAGCAGTATGCCGCCAGACAGTTTGCAGCAGAAGTAGCTAAAGACTATAACCATGTCTTAAGTTCCTACCAGCAGCTGGATGATTTTACCTATCAGCAAATGCAGCGTTACCTGGCAGATACCCAGGCACTGGAAAGAGTCGGTGTGAAACGCAAGCTGATCAAAAAACCCTTGACTGTACCGGATATTGAGAAAGCCATCCGTTACTACCACAAGGCAATGGGAACCAAGCACATGATCGTCACCATTGATCACTCTTGGCTGATCAAGAAGGGAAGTGGTGATAAGGACAAGTTTGATGTTCTGTACAATACAGCAGAGATGCTGATGCAGATCAAGAACGAGATTCCGGTCATTGTCTTGATGATCACACAGATGAACCGCACCATGGAAGAAGCATCAAGGGTCAATCCTGGTATCATAGGAAACTATCCTACCAGTTCAGACATCTTTGGTGGTGATGCCCTGATGCAGAGCTCAGACATGGTCATTGCCCTGAACAGGCCGCACAAGGCAAACATCAACATCTACGGTCCCAAGAAGTACATCACACACAAGGATCAGATCTACATGCATCTTCTGAAGGTGCGTAACGGTGGAGACGATAACAACGTGTTGTTTATGAACGCTGAGTTCAACAAACAAAGAATGCTGGAAACCTTAGAACCGCAAACAGCATCCACATCTAACGGCTATACACCTCTGAACCCAGGGCGTGTACAAGGCGGAGGAAACGGCAGAACCCGGTCCGTGTCAGCAGACGTCGGATCAGAATTATAACCAAAAAACCCATACACATGTCCCACGTAAACATTTTACCGCAAGACGCTATAGACAAGTATGGCAATCCCAAAGAGTGGAAGAAGATGAAGCTTGATCAGATCCGTGACTATCACGCTCCCCTGATCCGTGCTTTTAGTGTCTCTCCACTGGACTTCAACATGAAAATGCCTTTTTATGATCGTCATGGACGGTACGTAGTAGGCATCTTTGGATCGGAATTCAAGAAAGACAAAGGGTTTTTCTTTGAGCTGGTCACCCGGGATCTTGATCCCCTGGAGTCTGAGCGTAAAGTATACCGGATTGCCCGTAATGACAACCATGAAGAAGAGTACGAGATGAACGAGAAAGGTTCATTCCTGGTACCAGTAGATGAACTACGTGTAGTGAATCCTTCTTCTTCTGTTCCTGTAGAAAAGAAACCAGAGCCTGTTCAGCCAGCTCCGGTATTTAACTCCAAGCCCGCTGCACCTGTTGAAACAGACCTGCCTTATTCCGAGATGACCATCCGGGATTTCATGGCCATTCACACAGGAAAGCCAGTCAGCTTGAAGCCATGGCTGAACGATCTTTTAAATCACACTTTACCATTCTAACTATGGCACAAGGAATCCTTGTAATTGCAGAATCCGGTGCAGGAAAATCTACCGCTATAGAGAACCTGGATCCGGCAGAAACGTTCATCATTAATGTAGCTAACAAACCTCTTCCTTTCAAAGGCTGGAAAAAGAAGTACACGATCTGGAGTAAGGACAACCCTACTGGCAACATGTACTATGGCAACTCTCCTCAGAACATTGAGGCATGTATCAAGTATGTATCAGAGAAACGCAAGGAGATCAAAAATCTGATCATTGATGATTTCCAGTACATGAGTGCCTTTGAGTTCTTTGATCGTGTAGATGAGAAGGGCTATGAGAAGTTCACCCAGATCGGTGCACACCTAGCACGTATTGCCCGGATGCCCAAAGACCTGAGAGAAGAACTCATGGTGTTTTATCTCACCCATGCAGAAGAGTCAACAGACATGGAAGGCAAGAAGAAGTTCAAGGCCAAGACTATCGGTAAAATGGTAGACGAGAAACTGACTTTAGAAGGACTGTTCTCTATTGTGTTGTTCGGCAAGGTCAAGAAAAACAAGGACGGAGACATCCGCCATGTTTTTGAAACCAAGAACAACGGTGAGAACACCTGTAAAGCTCCTAAGGACATGTTTGCCGACCTGGAGATTACAAATGATCTGGCTGTTGTAAGACAAGCCATACTTGATTATGAAAACTAAGCCTCACTCTTTTTAATTTTAAAACAACAAGCCATGTTCAGTACTAAAGGACAAGAAGTAAAAACCGGTGGAACTTCCAAATCATTCCAACCAGGTGTAGTGTATGCCCACATTTTTGCGGGACAAGTAAGAACCTCCAAGAACGGAGACAAGAAAAGCCTGGAGCTTACCCTTGAGGGACCAGCC